AACTACACGCGCGAAGGGGCCGCCCGGAAAGCCCCAGGGGTTTGCCCGGTGGTGGGAAAGCTACCCGAACAAGGTCGGCAAGCAGGCGGCGGAACGGGCCTATGCGGCGGCCTGCCGCAAGATCGGCGGCCCTGATCCGCCGGCGGTGCTGCTTGACGGCCTGCAGCGGGCCTTGGCGTCCGGGGTCTGGGATGACGGCTTCATCCCCCACCCGACGACCTGGCTGAACCAAGGCCGGTGGGAAGACGACCCCGCCCCGAGACACCCGAACCGGAAAGCCCATGAACGCCCTGACCCCCGCCAGACCGACCGAACCGACGCTCTCCGCGCGCATATCGCCGGGGCTCATGCGGCGCTTGCTGAACGCGGATATGACCTGGTCTGAGGCCAGCGCCGACCTCGCAACCGATCCTCAGGCCGTGGCCGAACTGCGGCAGGCGTGGGGCGGGATTGAGGCGGCTCTGGAGCCCTGCGGAGGGTCCGCCGTGGTTGAGGCCCTTGCCCCGCTGCTGGCCCTCTACGGCGTCCCCCGGAAGACCGACGCCGAGGCCAAGGCGTTTTGGGGTTTCTACATTGAGACGCTGGCCGAGGTTCCCCGCGAGGCCCTGCGCGAAGCGGTGCGGGAATACGTCGCGGACGGGCGGTCGGAGTGGTTTCCCAAGCCCGGCCCGCTGAAAGCCATCGCCGACCGCAAGACCATCCCCCTGCGCATGGCTTACAGCCGCGCGCGAAAGGCCCTGGAGATTGCGAATTGAGCCGCATCCGCCTTTTTCACGGCGACTGCCTCGACGCCCTGCGCCAACTCCCCGACGCCTCGGTGGACTCCGTGGTGACGGACCCGCCCTATGGCTTGTCGTTCATGGGCAAGCGGTGGGACTATGACGTTCCGTCCGTCGAGATATGGGCCGAGTGCCTGCGGGTGTTGAAGCCCGGCGGGCATCTGCTGGCCTTTGCCGGGACGCGGACCCAGCACCGCATGGCCGTGCGGATTGAGGACGCGGGCTTCGAGATCAGGGACATGATCGCTTGGGTCTATGGGTCCGGCTTCCCCAAGTCGCTCGACGTGAGCAAGGCGATTGACAAGGCGGCGGGAGCGGAGCGGGAGGTTCTCGGATACACCGCCAATGCGCGGCCTAATAGGGTTGGCAAGGAGACCAAACTTTCGGGCGCCCAGACTATAGGCGGCGAAATCACCGCCCCAGCTACAGACGCCGCCCGCCAATGGCAAGGCTGGGGGACCGCTCTGAAGCCCTCGCTGGAGCCGATCACCGTCGCCCGCAAGCCGCTGTTTTCGGCGGGCGTAGCCGCGAACGTTTTGGAGCACGGGACGGGGGCGCTGAACATCGACGGATGTCGGGTAGGCTTGCGCGAAAAGCGTTTGCTGAACCGCAGCGGATCAATCGGTTACGGAGGAAGTGAGCCTCAAGGTATGGTGGAGGACGGCGGTTGTGGCCGCTGGCCCGCCAACCTGATCCACGATGGCAGCGAGGAAGTCACCGGCCTGCTGGGTGACGCAGCGCGGTTCTTCTACACGCCGAAGACAGACGGGACAGATCGGAATGAGGGCGTAGGGGGCGTAGGGGGCGTAGGGGCCTTGCGAGACGGCAACAGGGCATCAAAGCCGGTTGCTAACCACCACCCCACCGTCAAGCCCACCGACCTGATGCAATACCTCTGCCGGCTGGTGACGCCTCCGGGCGGAACGGTCCTCGACCCCTTCATGGGCTCTGGCTCCACCGGCAAGGCCGCGCAGATGGAAGGCTTCGGCTTCATCGGGTGCGAGCGGGAAGCTGAATACTTCGCCATTGCCAAGGCCCGGATTGAGACCGCTCACGGATCGCTGTTCGCCAACATCGCCGACATCGAGGTCATCGCAGCATGAGCCGCCGCCGAAAGCCCCACGACCCCGCCGCAGCTCTCGAAGAACGCCTGCGCATCAAGGCCGAGGTCTCCCGGCTGGAAGGCCAGGGCGCCGAGATCAGCCTTGGACCAGATGGCCGGATCGTGTCGGCCTGGCGCTCCAACGTCTTCACGGTCCTCCTTCGGGCCCACTCCATCACCACCAACCACCATAACGCCGCCATGCGCCTCGCAACCGACTGGGCGACATGGAAGGGCCTTGCCGGGTCGGCTGGACGGATGGAGGCGGTCGACGGCGGCGCTGGATCGGCAGAGCTGGTTACCGACCGCATGATCCTGGCCGGTCGATCCGTGGAGCGCGTCCTGTCCCGCCTTGGCCCCGCGTCCAGCGCGCTCCTGCAGGCGTTCATGGTGGCGACGGTCGAGGAGGACCGCCCGATGGCCTGGCGCGGGATTGTCGAGCGAGTGACGGGCGTCACGGCGCGGGATGCGCAGTCAAGCGTGGTCCGGCTGGCGCTGGAGGACTTGCGGCTGGTGTATGAAGCGCCGGTGGAAAGACGCCTGACCCCCGCTTGACAAATCACCGGGCCCAACCGAGGCTCAAACACTAGAGGCGCGAATTGCGCCCGAACCCCGGCTCGGCCTCTGATGGCTAGAGATCACGCCGCCGGGGTCAGTCATCCTGCACCGCTTCGGGGGTGCAGCGCAGGGCCGGGGGAAACCTCGGCCCTTGCTTTTTGGAGGTAGCATGAAAGACAGCCGCCTCTCCCGCGCTGGCGTCACAGGCTACAACAAGCCCAAGGCCACGCCCAGCCATCCAACGAAAAGCCATGTCGTCGTTGCCAAGTCAGGCGACCAGGTCAAGACGATCCGCTTTGGCCAGCAAGGCGTGAAGGGCTCGCCGGACGGAAGCGCCCGAAACGACGCCTTCAAGGCCCGCCATGCCGCGAACATCGCCAAGGGCAAGATGTCGGCGGCTTATTGGGCCAACAAGGTGAAGTGGTAAGCCATGCCGATGAAGTTCGGCTATTCGCCCAAAACCGTCAGCGCGAACATTCGGACTGAAATGGCTCACGGCAAACCGCAGAAGCAGGCGGTCGCTATTGCCCTTTCAGTCGCCCGCAAGGCCAAGAAGGCCAGGCGCTAACCCTTCGGCCCCGACAGCGCGACACACTGCAGAAACCTTGACCCGTAGGCGAACCGTCGCGGGCCGATCCCATCCGCATCGACGCCAGGAGGCCGCAAGGTCTGGCGAGAGAGGCGACATGACCATGCCGATTAAACAAAGGCAAAATAATGCCCCGCCGGTGAGCAAGGGCAGGCCGAAGGGCTCGCAGAACAAGGCGACCAAGGCGCTCAAGGACATGATCCTGGGTGCGCTGGATGACGCTGGCGGACAGGACTACCTGCGCCGCCAGTCCATCGAGAACCCCACGGCGTTCATGACGCTGATCGGCAAGGTGCTGCCGACGACCATCAACGCCGATGTGAAGGGCAAGCTGGAGACCACGGTCATCAACGTCACGACCGGCGTTCCGCGTGCAGATTGACCTCGGCTATCGGCCCCGCGCCCCGTTTGTGGACTACCACAGGCGCAAGGCGAGGTTCGCGGCCATCGTCGCCCATCGCCGGGCCGGAAAGACTGTAGCGGCCATCATCGACCAGGTGGACAGCGCCCTGCGCTTCAACGCCCTGCCGAACGGCCGCTTTGCCTACGTCGCCCCGTTTTACGCCCAAGCTAAGGATGTGGTCTGGACCTATCTGAAGTCCTACGCGCTCAAAGTTCCGGGGACGATCCCGAACGAGGCCGAGCTTCGGGTGGACTTCCCGAATGGCAACCGGGTCCGGCTGTATGGCGCGGACAACTACGACCGGATGCGCGGGATTTACCTCGACGATGTGGTCATGGACGAGATGGGGGACATGGACCCCCGCGCGTGGTCCGAGGTTATCCGCCCGGTCTTGGCTGACCGCCAGGGCAAGGCGACGTTCATCGGAACGCCCAAGGGCCGCAACGGCTTTTGGGAAATCGTCGAGCGGGCTAAGGACAACCCCGACTGGTATCTGTCGATCCTGCGGGCGAGCGAGACGGGCCTGATCCCGCCGGACGAGCTGGCGGCGCTGCGGGCGGAAATGTCGGAGGACGAGTTCCTCCGTGAGTTTGAATGTTCCTTCGACGCGGCTGTTGAGGGCGCGTATTACGCCCGGCTGCTGAATGAGGCGGAACTGGCGACGCCCAAGCGCATCGGCCACGTTCCGCACGACCCGGCGCTGGAGGTTCACGCGGCCTGGGACCTCGGGATTGGCGACTCGACGGCCATCTGGCTGGCGCAGTTCGTTGGTCGAGAGATCAGGCTGATCGACTACATCGAGAACAACGGCGTGGCGCTGGACTGGTATGCCAGGGCGTTGCGCGAAAAGCCCTACCTCTACGCCCCGCTGATCCTGCCGCACGACGCGCAGGCCCGCGAACTGGGGACCGGCAAGAGCCGCGTCGAGATGCTGGAGGGCATGGGCTTCAGAACTCGTTTGGCCCCGCGCCTCGGCGTGGAGGACGGGATCGAGACTGTCCGGCGGATGCTTCCCCGGACCTGGATTGACGCGACCCGGTGCGATGTGGGGCTGCGAGCGGTGCGCGAGTATCGGGAGAAGGTCGATCCGAAGCGGAAGGTCAGCCTTGGCCCGCTTCACGACTGGACCTCGCACTCAGCCGATGCCCTCCGCTACCTGATGACGGCATACGAAGAACCGACCGAGCGGCGCAAGGTCGAGCGTCCCGTGTTTGCAGGAGGCTGGTTAGCATGAGCAAGGCCGACCTGCTGAAAGAGGCCCTCGACGGCTTTGAGAAGGCCGCCGAGCATGAGGCCCACAACCGCAAGGCGTGGGAGGACGATGTCGACTTCGCCCTCCTTGAGAACCAGTGGCCCGAGCGGGTGCGCCGGGACCGGGAGCTTGAGGGCCGGCCCTGCCTGACGGTGAACAAGCTGGTGTCAATGGGCCGCCAGGTGGTCAACGACGCCCGGCGCAACAAGCCCGGCATCCGCGTCCTGCCGGTGGACAGCGAAGGCGACAACGAGACGGCCGAGGTCCTCAACGGCCTGATCCGCAACATCGAGCAGTCGTCCAACGCCGAGGTGGCCTATGACACGGCGCTGGAACACGCGGTGTTCGGCGGCTTCGGCTTCTTCCGGATCAACACGCGCTACACCTCGGACGACACCTTCGACCAGGACATCGTGATCGAGCGCGTCCCGAATCCTCTGGCGGTCTATCCCGACTGCTACTCGACGGCGGCGGATAGTTCAGACTGGAACTACTGCTACGTCACCGACCAGATGTCCAAGGCGGCCTTCCGGAAGGCCTATCCCGGCGCGTCGGAAGTCGATTGGGAAGGCGAGGCCTGGCGGGACATCGGCGCGCCCTGGATGGACGGCGACTTTGTGCAGGTGGCGGAATATTGGGTCCGAGACAAGGTCAAGCGGACTATCGTCCTGCTGACGGACGGCTCCGTTGTGCCGGTCGAGGACTACGAGGCCAACAAGCCGGCCTTCGACCTGATCGGCGTGGGCGTTCAGGGCTCGCGCGAGGTGGACAGCCATCGGGTGCGCCAGCACATCATGTC